ATCGACGGCGGCCACACCGACCCGGTGACGGTCGTCGGCGCCCTGCGGCGGGAAGGCGAGCTGACCGCCGAGCTGTTCGATCACGTGCACAGCCTGCCCTCGAAGGCCGGGAACCTGGCGGCCTCGCACGGCGGCGCCCGGACCCTGCTCGACTTGTACCGGCGCCGCCTGCTGCACAAGGTACTGGTGGAGTCCTCGGGGCGGGTGCAAGCGGGTGGCGGCTCCTACGGCGAGATCGCCGGGGAGGTCTCGGTGACGGTGTCGGAGGTCATCGACGCCTCCACGAAGGTGGAGACCACCTTCTCCGCCTCGCAGGTCTCCGAGGCGGCGCTGGGCCACATCCTGCACGGTCGCACAATGGAAAAGGGCATCCCCATGGGGCTGCACGACATCGACGAGCTGACCGGCGGCATGCGGCTGGGCCAGTTCATCGTGATCGCCGGGCGGCCCGGCCACGGAAAGACGACCCTGGGTGCCCAGGTCGCCAGGAACGTGGCTCACCAGGGCATTCCCACGGAGATCTTCTCGCTGGAGATGCCGAAGGAAGAGCTTGGCCAGCGCAACGCGTCGGCCGAGACGGGCATCCCCTTCGAGGACATCCGCGACGGCCGGGTGGACGCCGAGGCGATCGAGCGCCTGATCGAGTACGACGCCAGCCAGGCGGAGTACCCGATGACGGTCGACGACGACCCGGGCCAGACGCTCGGCGAGATCGCCCTGAAGGTGCGCAAGTCGGCGCGCGAGAAGGGAGCGAAGGTCTTCGTCATCGACTACCTCCAGCTCGTGAAGCCGGACAAGCCGACCGGGAACCCGACGGTGGACGTGGCGATCGTCTCGGAGGGCCTGCGCAGGCTGGCCCGTACGCTCCGGGTGATCATCATCGCGCTGGCTCAGCTCAACCGTGAGTCGGCCGGTCGCGACGACGGCAAGCCGAAGCTGACCGACCTGCGCCAGTCCGGCCAGATCGAGCAGGACGCCAACGTGGTGGTCCTGGTTCACCTGCCGTTCAAGGTCGACCCCGACACGGCGCGCGGCAAGGACGCGGACCTGATCCTCGCGAAGAACCGAGGGGGCAAGACGGCCGAACGGGTGATGCTGTTCGACGGCGCCCACAGCCGCTTCCTCAACCCCTCCGACATGCTGGCAGGGATGTCGTCGTGATCACGGGGGAGTTCCTGGTCTGCGACGACCTCGGTCCGCTCGGCCGTCTGGCCCCGCCTGGCGACCTGTTCGTGATGGAGCCCCGGGACGTCAACCTCGTGATCTCCGAGCGGAAGTGGATCAACGAGAAGTACCTGGAGGCCGACGAGAAGGCCGAGAGGTACCGGAAGTGGCTGAAGACGGCGCACCTGCGGGGGCGCCGGGACGCGATCCGGGAGTGGTTCGACATCTGGACCATCGAGGCGGCGAAGTACGCCGTCTGCGACGGCTGGCTGCTGTCGGTCGTCGGCCTGCTGGAGATGGGCAAGCAGCAGGCGATGAACGTACCGAAGGACTTCTCGTACAACGGCTTCGGCCCGATCCGCGAGCTGACGAAGAGGGTCGTCGAGGCGACCGACGAGGAGATCATCGGAGGCGCCCGGTTCCGGGCGAAGCTCCGGTAGACAGCGCGAAGGCCAGGCGTCCGGTATCCCCCGGATGGCCTGGCCCCACTTCCTGCCCCTCATGGGGCGGCATGTAGAGTATGGCAGCCATGGGTGACGGGTGGCAACCCCCTTTCGAGGGGCTTGCCAGTAGAAGTGGCCCAGGCCATGTAGTAGGCTGTGGGTGAACCAAGTTGATGTTGGTTCACCCCTCGGAAAGGGTGAAGAGATGGTTGTGTCTGTAGGGCCCATCGCTCTGGCGCGGCCCGGCTGGGGACTGAAGGAGGGCGCCGTTACGTCGCTCGTGTCGAACGACTCGGGGGGCAGGCCGGACGTGCTCTGCGCGCAGATGCTGCTGAACGCGGCGATCTGCGGAATGAAGGTGCTCGTGCTCCTGCCGGGGCTCCGGTCCGACGACGAGGTGTGGTCTTCGGTCGGCCAGATTCTGGGCGGTGGGGACGGGCGTACGGCGGCTCGGGAGATGCGCCACATGAAGCTCGTCATGTACGCCTCCGGCACCGGCCGGGAGCACGTCAACAAGGCTGAGCTGGTGTACGCTCCTGGACTCAGCCCCTCCGAACTCGGCCGCCTCAGCAATGAGACGACGGCCCCGATCCTGACCCTCGCCGACCTCGAAAGCGAGACGGCGAAGCGGCTGTCCAGCGAAGTGATCCGCGTCGGCGGCGACACGATCGTCTACGACGCCGAGGGCTTCGAGGTTCCTGTCGTGTTCGACCCGAGCGGTCCGGTCTATCGCCCGGCATGATGGTCGTCGCACGCCCCGCTACCGGTGGGGCGTACGCGGCGCCCGGTGAGAGAGGTTGTGCGAATGGCACGAGGGTCAGGACTCAGGAACGTACTCGCGGCGCTGGACAGGAGCGGAAGCCGGGTCAAGCAGCACGGCGGGTACTACACCGCCCAGTGCCCGGCACACGAGGACCGCAACGCATCACTCAGCATCACCCAGGGCGAGAAGGGCGCGGTGCTCAACTGCCACGCGCGCTGCGCCACCGACGACATCCGCATCGCGCTCGACCTCAACTGGCCCGACCTGTTCGACAACGGCGGCCAGATGGGGGAGGAAGACCGGCAGCTCGCCGCCGACTTGTGGATGCCCTGCCAGAAGAACGGCTGCGGCGGCCACAAGTCGGCGGAGTACCGGTATACCGACGAGGACGGAAACCTCCTCTACGCGGTGGCGCGCTGCTCGCGCAAGGGCGATGGGTGCCCGCAGCCGTTCGCGCAGTGGGTGCCCGACGCCAGCAAGAAGTTCGGCAAGAAGTGGGGACTCCCCTCCTCGGTCCGCCGGGTGCTCTACAACCTGGTGAAGGTGATCGAGGCAGCGAAGGCCGGGCGCCGGATCTGGCTCATGGAGGGCGAGAAGGACGCCGACCGGATGAAGCGGGACTTCCCTGACGAGGCGGTGACGACCATCGTCTCGGGCGCAGGCAAGAGCAAGTGGCGGCTGGAGTACGGTCGGTACTTCAAGGGTGCCTCCGAGGTCATCATCGTGGCCGACTGCGACAAGACGGGCCTGGAGTTCGCCGAGGAGGTGCACAAGCACCTGAGCAACGTGGTGGCCAAGGTGAAGGTGGTCTGCTCGCCGCTCATGGCCGACGGTGCGGACTTCTCCGACCACCGGGATCACGGGTTCGGCCTCGACGAGTTCGAGATCGTACCCTTCGAGCCGATCAAGAAGCGGCCCGACATGGTGATCCTGGTCGAGGAGGAGCATCGCGAGAAGCCGGTGTTCTTCAACGGCTTCAGCCAGGAGTCCGTCGAGCGCAGCCTGGTCGGATCGATTCTGCGGTACGGCCACTCGTACGGGATCGCCGAGGTGGACATCCAGACCGACAGCCGCATGAATGTGGTCATCAAGGCGGCTGCCCGGCTGGCACGGCAGGAGAACGTGATCACGCCGGAGATGGTGGCCGCCGAGGTCGAGGAAATGGGGGTGAGCACCTTCGAGAAGGTGCTGCCCTACGCCCTTGAGCTGGAGGCCGTCGCCTTCGACGACACCACCAAGCCGCTCGTCGCGGCACGCATCCTGCGGGAGCGCACCATGCGCCGGATGCTGGCGCTCGTCAGCCGGGCCACGGAGTCGGCGGCCCAGGACGAGAAGAGGCCGCTGGACCAGATCCTGGCGGAGGTCGGCCGGACGGCGGAACGGATGAACGAGGAGTACGCCTCGCTGGAGCGCGAGTACTGCGAGCCGGTCGGCGACGTGTTCACCGGGGACGTTCTCGAAGAGATCGTCATGGAGGAGATCGAGCAGGAGAAGACGAACGTCACACCGATGCGCCAGCAGAAGCAGGGCGTGACGTACCGGCCGAAGGCGGTCCAGGGCGGCTGACATGGCCCAGGCCGTCTGATATTCTCAACAGAAGGAAACGGAGCCCCGGTTGAGAACCGGGGCTTTCGGAAGGAGACGACGTGGCACGCACGGGAAACACGGAGAACCGCCAGCGCTACTACGAGGAGCTGCTGGACGAAGCCGGATCCCCGAAGGAGCGGTTCGAGGTGTTGCGCAGCAAGCTCGCGGCCGACGTGAAGCGGTTGCCCGACGAGCTGCGCGACGGCGCCTACGCCAGCGCGGCCGACGCGCTGAAGAGCGTGATCGAGGCGATCGGTGACGCGATCGAGGACATGCGGCCGGTGAGCGCATGAGGATCGACGGAACGCGACTGGACCTGCGCACGATGGCCGACCGGGTCAGCCGCAGGCCGCTGATCGGCGGTCGTCGGCACCTCGGGGTCGGCGGCGACATGGTGATCGTCAGCGAACTCGGCCACCCGGACCAGGCCGGTATCGGGATCGGCACGCCCGGACCCTGGGTGACCATCCACTGCACCACGCGTGGGTACGACGAGCACAGGTCGCCCGTCGACCGGGACGGCTGGCTCGACGTCGCCATGCTCACGCCGTGGCGAGAGTACTGGCTGGAGCTGGACCCGCTCGGCGGCGTCAGGGTGGAACGGTCCGACTCGGACGGCACCGGCTACCGGTGGTACTGGCCGATCCCCGGCGACTCGTGGAGGCGGATCCAGTGCGGGTGAACGCCGGACGCCTCGACCTGAAGAGTCTGAACGTCGGCGAACCCTGCACCATCACGACCGGCGGATCGTCGATCAAGCTGGTGCACACGGGTCGGACCATCGAGATGGGTCTGTACCTCAAGGGCATCGGCATGCAGCCGATCCTGGAGGACCGCTTGATGCGGATCGAGCACGACCGGGGCTTCCCTGTGTACTGGCTGCACCTGGACAAGCTGGCTCCGAGGCGGCTCTACACGGTTCTCGTGACGAGTCCGCCCCGGATGCACGACGAGGCCATGGATCCGCGCTTCGCCGGTATGCCGGGATGGCAGATCGGCGACGACACCCCGGGGCGCGACCCGTACCCGGGCGAGATGGAGTCCGGCGGCCGGAGCTGGAACCTGCTGGGCAAGCTGCTGGGAAGGAGGGGAGAGTGATGGACCGCAGGGAGCTGCTGTTCCAGAGCGGGTACTGGGTGGACGGTCAGAACCGGATCCACCGGGTTGCTGACATGGACATCCGGCACGCGCAGAACGTCTACCGGTACCTGACCGACCGCGACCGGGCCCTGGCCCACCTGGATCTGCTGATCTCCTCCTACCTGCTGGGCCCCGGCCCGAGCGGGGACGCGGCGACGGACGCCTACGAGGGTGAGCTGGCCCGGCTGGAGGCGTGCCGCAGCAACCCGGTCGCCTGGGCGAAGGAGCTGCCCCTGCTGGCGGCCCTCCAGGAGCGCGGGTGGGGCAGCCCCCAGCCGGAGCCCGAGCCCCGGCACCGGGAGCTGCTGGTCGTGGTGAAGGTGAAGATCGGACGAGACGCCGACGCGAACCTCGTCGAGTACGACATCGAAGAGGCCGTGAAGGCGCTGCCCTACGACATCGAGATTGCCGACGTGCGGTGATCCGGGAAGGCGGAACGACGTGAGACGGAGACGACTGCTGGCACTGGGCGCCGCCGGGGTGCTGGTGGCCTCGACCTGTACGGCTGCCGGGGCGGCTGGCGCGGACGGGCGTCGGCCCGCCGTGGCGACAGCGGTCGCACCCTCCGTGCGTATCGAGCTTCCGCCGCTCGGCCGGATCGAGGGACCGAAGCCGGAGGTCCGGCCGTCCTTCACGCCGCCGGTCCGGACGCAGGCGCCCGTCGCGCGGAAGGCTGCGGTGAAGCCGAAGCCCGTCGTCAAGCCCCGGTCGAAGCCGACGAGGTCGGTGAAGAAGAAGCCGGTCGAGGCGGTCACCAGGATCGGTGGGTACGTCTTCTGCGGCTCGGCCGTGGCGGCGGCCCAGCGCTGCATCGACGCCGGGAAGCTGACGCTGTACTACCCGGCCGGGGTGAAGATGCTGGCGGGCCACAACTACATGGGCTGGTCCTGGATGGACGACCTGCCCGTGGGGCGGAAGGTCGTCATCACGTCCGGCGGTCTGGCCGGGACGTACTGGGTGTACGGCCACGGCTGGGCGAAGCGGGGGAGCCAGGGCGGCACCTTCCCGTCGGCTGGTCTCGGCGCCTCGGTCGCGCTCCAGACCTGCACGAGCACGGGGACGGGGTTCTCCTTCCTCCGGCGCGCGTGAGGCTCGTCACCGAAAACCGCTATGAGATAGCGAAGTTCTGCGGTAGAGTAGTACTTGTAGCCGGGAGGGGAAACCTTCCCGGCAGGCAAAGGGATATAGCTCAGCTTGGCCTAGAGCAACGGTCTCCAAAGCCGTGATCGCAGGTTCGAATCCTGCTGTCCCTGCTGGTTCCCCGGGGTTACATCCCCCCCGTCACCCTGGGGAACCTCCACCGGAATGTAGCTCAGCTTGGTTTAGAGCGCTCCGTTCGGGACGGAGAGGTTCGCAGGTTCAAATCCTGTCATTCCGACTGGTTTCCGGGCGGCGTACTGGAAGTACTTCTTTCCTTTACGACGTCGTCCACTCCGCCCGGAAACCACAGTTCCCGCGCCATCGGTTTCGCGAGCTGAAGAATGCAAGGATGGCATCTTGCACAGGGGATTCCGTCTGCCGGGTCAGCGGGTAGTCGGTAGTAGCAGGGCGGTTTCCCCGCACGCCTCCGTAGCTCAGTCGGTAGAGCGCCGTCTTCGTAAGTCGGATGCCATCGGTTCAATTCCGGTCGGAGGCTCGCAGGTCCCTGTAGCTCAGTCGGTCAGAGCACTCCCCTCATAAGGGAAAGGCCACTGGTTCAAGTCCAGTCAGGGATACGAAGGTGCAGCGCGGACTCATAATCCGTTAGCTGTATGCCAGCGGAAAGCTCGGGAGGACAGACCCGGCTGGATGCTAGGCAGACCCCTGGTGGAACGCTGTCCCGGGAAGCCAGGGGTTCCTGTGAAAATCGGGACAAGAAAAGAGGTGCGATCATGAGCTGTAAGTGCAAAGCTCGGACGTACGAAGGGCACCTGAAGAAGGTGCAACAGGACGGATACCCCGTCCACGTCTACACGGGCCACTACTGGGG